CCCAGCGCGCCGCCGTCGATGCGCACTACGACGCCATGCACGGGGGCAGCGCGATCTTCAACTTCACGCACCCCGTCTCGAAGGATCTCGTGCTCGTGCGCTTTACCGAGGACTCGACGCTGCAGTGGAGCTACTCGGGCTCGGGCGGCGTCGCGCTCTGGTCCGTCACTTTCAAGTTGCAGGAGGCTTAAATGCCCGCTCAAATCTCCGTTGCCAGCATCATCGAGAAGAACCGGATCGGCTCTGACGTTCCCTATCTCGCCTTCCTCGATCTGGGCGTAATCGACCCGACCACGGGCGCCGTCACCGAGACGCGCTACCTCGTAAACAACACCGAGTCGGTCGTGCGGCAGGGCATCACCTACGAGCCGATGCAGTTCTCGCTGGAGCTCAAGTCGGTGGCCGGCAGCGCGCCGCAGATCAACGTGTCGCTCATCGACTACGCGGGCGCGCTCATCAAGCTGATGAACGACTACGACGGCGGCACCGACTTTCCGGTGACGATTCGCGTGTGCCAGGCGGGCGGCCTGAACGAAGCGCCCGATGTCGAGGAGCACTTCGTCATCGTCACCGGGGCGGTGGACAACTACGTCGCCTCGTGGACGCTTGGCGCCGAGAACGCGCTCACCAAGCAGTTCCCGCGCCGCCTGCAACGGCGCGACTTCTGCCAGTGGGTCTACAGGGACGCGCGCACCTGCCGCTACAACGGCAGCCTCACGAGCTGCGACCGCACGCTTGGCGGCACGATGGGGTGCCGCGCCCACAACAACGTCATCAACTTCGGTGGTTCGCCGAATCTGGTTTCAAGCAACCTCGTCGTGGCGTAAAATGGACAAGTCACCCGTTACATACGTTGACCTGATCGGCACGCCGTTCAAGCGCGGCGGCCGCGGACCTGACGAGTTCGATTGCTACGGCCTCGTCAAGTTTCTGATCCACCGCGCGACGGGCCAGGTGGTGCCGGACTACAAGACGCCGAACGACAGCGGCGCGACACATGCGCTGATGATTACCTCGCGCGAGTTCTGGCGCCGGCTGCCGGGCCCGAAGATCGGCTCGATGATCTTCTTCAAGATCGGCCGCGAGGTGTGTCATGTCGGCTATATGGTGAGTAACGGGTTATTCATTCATGCGTGGGAGCCATCGGGCGGCGTGACGGTCGAGCGGCTCTCGGAGTGGGAAAAACGGATCGACGGGTTCTATGAATACATCGAAGGGTAAGAAGGCGGCGCAGTTCGTGAAGGTTCGACGGATCACCAACCCGTTCGAGCCGATGCGCGACGTGCGCGAAGAGCAATGGAAGTGGCGCAAGACCTACACGCTTGATCGCTACCTGCCGCTGGGCGAAGCGACCGATGTGGTTGTCTCGCTCAACGGCGTCGCGATCGACCGCGAGCGCTTCGCCAAGACACGTCTTCAGCCCAACGATTTCATCGTGATCTGCCCGGTCCCGCAGGGTGGCGGCGGCAAGGGCATCTTCCGCATCGTCGGGATGATCGCGATTGCGGTCGCCTCCGTCTACACGGGCGGCCTGGCAGCGGCCGCCTATACGGGTGCAGCCAGCGCGTCGGCGGCAGCCGCCGCGGGCCTCGGCACCACCTTCGCGATGGTGCAGGCGGGTGTGGCTGCGGCCGTCACGATCGCGGGCTCCATGCTGCTCAACGCGGTGCTGCCGCCCGCGGTCGCCACCGTCAATACGAACAGCGGCCTGGCTGCGAGCTCGACCTACGGCGCCGACGGCGCGAAGAACACCGCGGCGGAAATGATTCCGACGCCGGTCGTCTACGGCACCTTCCGCACCGCCGGCAACGTGATCGGCGTGCACACCGAGGCCGACGGCAACAATCAGATCCTCTACATGCTGATTAATGCCGGGGAGGGGCCGATCGCGTCCATCTCGGGCATCAAGATCAATGACCGCGACCTCTCCGAGTTCTCGGAAGTCTCGGTGCAGACCCGGCTGGGCGACCCGATGCAGGCGCCGATCGACTGGTTCAGCTCCGTCATCACGCCCTACTCGAAGCAGGTGAAGCTCCCGAAGGACGGCAGCTACCTCACGTTTTCCACGCAGGGCAACGTCGAGGCCGTGCGCGTGGACTTCAACTTCCCGAGCGGCCTCTTTGCGGTCAACAAGAAAAGCGGCAGCTTTGAGAACAACTCGGTGGCGCTCGAGGCCGACTACCGGCTGGTGGGCAGCAGCGATTGGACGCCCTTTAGCAGCTCCTCGCCGCGCTACGTCAACGCGCGCGTGACGCCCATCACGAGGATCGGCGTGGGGAACGTGCCGGGCACGCTCTACGACAGCGAGAACTACCAGTGGGATCCGACGCAGGTCATCACGGACCTGAACATCTCGACCGACGGCGGCACGGTGCTCGATGTCGTGCGCGCCGCGGTCATGGCGAAATACGGCAGCTATGTGGGCAAGCAGGTGAGCCAGTGGCCGGTCGCGAAAGCGGGCACCGTGTCGGTGGCGGTTACCGTGCCCGCCGGCAGCGTCGCGCTCGTGGTGACGGAGAAGCTCCAGTCGACCGTGCGCCGCAGCTATCTCTCGCCGCAGCTCACGCTTGGCAAGTATGAAGTGCGCGTGCGCCGCAACCCGAACTACATCGATTATTCGGCCAACACGAACGGCACGAAGATCACCACCGACACGAGCACGACGGCGAGCTCCGACTGCTTCGTGGGTGACGTGAACGAGATCCTCTACGAGGGTGTCGGCTACAACCACACGGCGCTGCTCGCGATCCGCGTGAAGATGGACGACCAGATTTCGGGCGTGCCGTCGGTCACCTTCATCAACGGCGGGCGCGTCATCCCGACCTTCACGCGCGCAGGCGGCGTCGTGAGCCAGGTCGACCGCGCGAACAACAATCCGGCCTGGGTGCTGTGGGACGCGCTCACGCACTGGCGCTACGGCGGCGGGATCGACACGAGCCGCCTGGACCGCTCGGCATTTTTCGACTTCGCCGAGTTCTGCGACGCGAACGGCCTGACCTATGACGGCGTGTTCGACACGAACATGAACATCTGGGACGCGTGCCAATACATCGCACGCGCGGGCCACGGGCAGCTCGTGCCGGTCGGCACGCGCTACTCGGTCATCATCGAGCGCGCGAGCGACCCGGTGATGATGTTCGGCATGGGCAACATCGTCGAGGGCACGTTCAAGCAAAGCTGGATGAGCCGCACCGATCGCGCGACCGAAGTGGATGTGACGTTCTCGGACAAGGACGACGACTACAAGTCGAAGACGGTAAAGGTGGCCGACGCATCGGCTGCGCTCGAAGGCCGCCCGCAAAACGCCGCGGCGATCACTGCCTACGGCGTGGTCGACATTCAGCGCGCCTACCGCGAGGGCGCGCTCCAGCTCAACATCAACCGCTACCTCACGCAGACTGCTGAATGGCAGTCGCCCATCGAGTCGCTCGCGTGCGCCGCGGGCGATGTGGTGCTCGTGCAGCACGATCAGCCGGCGTGGGCATATTCCGGGCGTCTTGGCGGCGGCAGCACCACATCGGTCATCAAGCTCGACAAGCTCGTGACGATGGCGGCCGGCAAGACCTACAAGCTGCTGCTGCTCGCCAACACCGCCAACCGCGGCGCGGGCACGGTCACCTCCGTCGGGGATAGCTTCCTCGGCATCCCGGGCACGCCGACCGCGATGCGCGTGCGCCGCGTGCGCAACGCCAATGGCATCGAGGCGGGCATCACGGCGGTCGTGGGCGATGGCGTCTACGTCGATTCGACCAACGGGTTCGCCGCCGGCCAGGCGGTCACGTTCTGGGACACCGACGTGATCGAGGACCACGACGTGACGCTCACCGTGGGTGACACCGACACGCTCACGCTGCGTAGCCCCCTTGGCTTCGTGCCCGATCAGTTCACGAACTACATGTTCGGCGAGACGGAGAAGGTCAAGAAGTCCTTCCGCATCACGGACATCACGCTCGGCTCGACCGACATGACGCGCGCGATCAAGGCGCTCGAATACGTGGCCGACGTCTACGACCTGTCCAGCTACGACGATGTGGCGGACACGCTCACCGCGCCCATGCTCGACCCGTCGCAGGCGGCGATCGGCGTGGTGCAGAACGTGAGCGCGTATGAGGAAACCTACGTGCAGGGCGCGCAGATCCTCTCGCAGGTGCGCGCGACGTGGGCGCAGCCGGTCGCCGGCAACTACGCGGGCGCGAAGGTCTTCGTTCAGAAGAATGGCGGCGCATTCAACCTGACAGGCACAGTCAAGGCCGACACCAGCTTTATCGTGCCGGGCGTGCAAAAGGGTGACCGGTTGACCATCAAGGTGCAGGCGTTCGACATCTGGGGCAAGGACTCGTCCTACGATCAGTCGCCGATGGTGAGCTACACGGTGGTGGGCACGGTGAGCGCGCTCTCGACCGCCGTTGTCTCGGGCGCCGATTACCTCTGGGCCGGGCGCGACTGCAAGCTCTACTGGAACTACAACTCGGTGACGGCCTCGTTCGAATTCGGCAGCGAGCCGAACGGCGCCGACACGGGCGCGCGCGACCCGCACTTTC